CCGAACAACTTACCGTCGAACAGATGATGGAGCGCGTCAGAAAACCCTCGCGCATCCGGAGCCAGCATAGAGTGTAGTTCATTGCTCAGAACAACGATGGAGCGTGGCTTGATCGACAACAACCCGCGAATTTCGCGCAGATATATCGTCTCATTCCACTTCACCATCACACTCTTGGTTGAGCGCGTCCGTTCTCCCCTCTCGACCTCAGACATGGATCTGAGAAGGTTGATTCCTTTCGCGCCCCCCATGGCCTTTGCACAATCCTCGAGCTCCCAAGGCGTATGGATCGCCTCGGGAATCACCGATAACAGGCTCGCGGTGGTGCAATCCCAAGCACCAACCTCTTCCTGTTTCACGGCGGTATGCAGTCGTTGGACGATGGCAGCCAACGCATTGACGTCGCTGCGATCTGGTTGCCAGAGCAATCCGCATGTGATGGCGACTGGATATATCACCTTGGTCGGCTCGTCGTCTTTCAACAACTCAAACGCCTCTTCCACGGTGACACTTTGTCCGTCCACTTGCACGCTTATTTCTCCCAATCCAACAGTACAGACCATCGATTCAACCTGAACGGATCGGACAACGGCGCCTGCGGGTAGCGCCTCGAATCCAATCACACAATCTTCTTGAATCTCACAGTCCTCATGCTGCTCACTCCAGGCTTTGAATAGCCCACTGGTTCCCTTGCGTTGCTGTCGTCGGTGGGTAATAATGTAGGCCATCCCGATGAACGCCGCCACTATCAGTCCCCCCCACCACTCCGATCTTTCGACCACCACGCCATCGACAGTGATGTGGCCGCGCACTCCAAGCGAAAGTGCGAAATGCATTGCGCCCACCAGGAGAGCCACCGCGAACACGGCTCTCCTGATGCGTGCAGGAGGGATCCGATAGTAGCCTGACGCCACGACTGGTTGTCGCGCTGCTACAATCTCCTCCTCTTCCTGCGCATGGTCGTACCGCAGCCCCCCATATCGTAGAGCTGTTTCCGTTTTCGATGAAAACAAAACGGCGTCCGCCGTCCCAACCACCGCTTGCTCGATGGCCAAAGGGTAGCGCTTTGCTACTTCCTTAGCCACAGGATCAAGCATGATGGCAGTTTTGCACATCGAGACGGCCATATCCATATTGTGCCCCCCCGCTGTCTTCAGCTGGTAAAGGGGGCGCAAGGCCGCCAACGTTTGGGTGTGCACCGTAGCCCCAATGGTATGCGTCAGTTCTGCCTCTGAAAAGGCAAACCTGAAGGGTCCGACCCCCACCGTACGCATCCACCAGAACCAAAGACCCCTGCGTGGCATCGTTAGACGCTCTG